ACCACACCCATACCACCCACATCCGCATAAATATCCTCAGCCTTCAGCTTCCACTTCCTGAACTCCGATATGAACCTACCCACGCTGGCCATCGTGTCCTTGTCCCTCCAGCGGACCAGCCCCTTCACCGTATTACCCTGACGCACCACCATCACGCTCTCATCCCCGCCCGCACTGAAATCACAACCCGCCGTCAGCCGGTGCCCTTCCAGCTCCTCCTTGGGTGGGCCACTAACTACCTTCTGCCAGTCCGCAGTCCGCACAGCGGTCAAACTCCCGTCGTCCTCCATGAACTCCGCATAGATCATCGAGCGCACCAGCGGATGACCCTCGCCCCACCTCGCAAACTGATCATCAATCCACTCCTTCCGAATATGCGGGCAATCAAAAGCGGTAACGGTAAAGGTCTGCCACTTGCCATCGTTCCGCCTGAAAACATCGTAGAAGTACCCGGAGGACCCACCCGGACTGCTCATCAGCAACGTCCTCGTAGGTTGGCACCGCTCCATCGATTGGAAGATCCCGTCCGGCACCGCCTTCGCCTCGTCCACTATGTACATCAAATCACCACTCGGACCCTGCACATGCCAGCCCTCAGCCTTCTCCGGGTTGCTCGCGCTGAAGCCGATACACCGGCTCACCAACTCCTGACCATCCACCTTCTTCGGGTATACATAGCGGATCTCGCCATCCTTGATCGAGAAACCATTCTCCTCCCCACCCAATCCATTGATCATCTTCCGCAAGTGCGGCCACAGAGCATCCGCCACCTGACGGTACACACCAGCCGTACACACCACCAAGCTCCCCGGCCAGCGGAGCATGTGCCAGATGACCGCTGATGCCGCGACCATGCTCGTCTTGCCAGAACCATTCGCAGCCTTCAGAGCCACCTTCGAGTGCTTCTCGTTCAAGGCTCCCAGCACCTTCTCCTGCCACGCGTAGGTATCGCGTAGGCCAAGCATCATCTTCGGGAAGTTCTGCAACTGCTGAGCTTCCTCCAATAGCTTCCGCTGCTTCCAAGCAGGGATATGCGAACCCATGCCGAGTGAAGGGGATTTCTTGCGCTTAATTTGCTTGACTGCCATAAAATTGTGGCGGGTAGGGGGAGGGGGTATCAGGTATAACCCCACCCCCCTCGTGGGGGTCCCCCATACCCCGTGGTTCTATGCATTGGACTCCTATCCATGGATCCTCTATGTAAATAGCGGCTACTACAATAGCGGCTTATTGTATTACTTTCCCCCACCGAATGCCCCTAGTAAACTACCGCTTACTGACAATTCCTTTCCTTTGGTAGTGTGATCCAATTGAGCGCGAGCGACATATCCTCTAGTTCGCTCCAATAGCCATGCGCTTCCTTGCCAGCCGTTGCCGCATGACCTCACGGTTGAAGTAAGATCGTATTCCCCCCGAGTCCTTGCGGCTTCGATCGCTTCCTTCCTTTCCGGATACCTTGTCAGGTACTTCGTGAAGGTCTTATCCGTCATGCCCGCTAGATGACAAAGCCGCTCAAAGGGAATCCCGAGTGAAGCCGCATCCAGTACCCGCGACCAGTCGGACTCAGCGACCGACTTGGGATCCGGCCCATTTTTTTTCAGTGCGCCGGAAGGACGAATTATGGGTTCCTTCCCTTTTCCCTTCCCTTTCTCCCCTTTCGTCATTCCTTCCTGGTGGCGCATGCGAAAGCACTTCACCCCTAAAAAAGGCCACTTCGCCACATTTTTTCAGATTTTGTCGACAATCGCTGACAAGTGTCTTAAATAGGCGACTCCATATGAAAACGACCGTAACGACCGCAGCAACCACCGAACACCCCTTCGCCTCATTCACGAATGTCGGATGGGTTCGTCCCGGAACTTTCGTTCCCATTGCAACCATCAGCCCGACTCCCGACTGGGTTCCGGGAGTGACCGACTCCCATCACGGAGGTCATGAAATCCTATCGGGAACCCCGGAAGATTGCTGGTGCATGCTATTCGTTCGCTTTCAGCGTGGCGACGGACTCCCCCCCGGCGATTGGCTGATTTACTATTCTTACGATCACGACACCGGGACTCACGATCACCAGCTATGCGTTGCAGCACGGATCACCCCGCAGTGACCGGATCCGGTGGCATCGGAAACGGTGCCATCTGGTCTGGTCATTGTGGCCAGCATCCAAAACTCATGAAACACCGCATCCCCCCTAAATTCCACGGGCCCCTTTGCCTGCTTGGATTCATCGCCATCATCGCCATCACGGCCCTCATCGAAGCAATTGGAGGTCTCCAATGATTCTCTTTCGTTGTTCGGGCTTCCGTTCGGTTCGTGCCCTTGGCATTTACGACGCCGCTGAAATCTTCGCCCGCCGTGCCGCCCGACGGGCTTTCGGACGTCGCGGTATCGTTCGAACCCTAGTGGAGGATTCCTACACCCGGAACCTCTCCATTGTGGAGTTCGCTGCATTCATCGGATATCCGAGCGGTAGAAACGAAACGACTGGCCACAACTTCCGTTTTACCGTGATCAATGGAGGTTCCCGATGAGCAACGGCTTCATTCTCCATGAAGACACCCAACGGGTCATTATCGCGACCGGATTCAATAAACCCTCCGACAATCGAAAGACCGGTGATATGATTCAAATCTGGATTCTCTGCAAAGCGGAGGACCCCGTCACAGCCATTAAAACCGGACTTGATCGCTTAATCTGCGGCAATTGCAGACATCGTGGCCACGAGGTTGACGGTCGCTTCGGCGTTGAAAGGACGTGTTACGTCAACGAAGGACAAGCTCCCCTTGGCATTTGGAAGGCATGGAAAGCGGGCCGATACCCCGCCTTGCGTTCCCTTGAAGTGTTCACCGGTCGGAAGGTTCGCTTCGGAGCATATGGCGACCCGACCCACATGCCGCTTTCCCTTGCGCTGGCCATCGCGGGCGTCTCATCAGGGTGGACAGGCTATACCCACCAATGGCGCAAACCCTCCTTGCAAGGGTGGAAAACCCTTTTGATGGCCAGTGTGGACACCACGGCGGAGCTACTCATTGCCCGTTCCATGGGTTGGAGTACGTTTCGTGTCTCCGCCGACATGGACCACCGGACATTTGAGACACTTTGCGCTTCGGAACGGAACGGAACGCCGTGTTCGATTTGCCTAGGTTGTCCCGGTTCACGGAACGGGATCCAATCGGTTTTCATTCCTGCCCATGGAAAGGGCAAGCGTCACTTCATTAACATGGCCGATTTAATCGCTTGAATTCTCCGGAGAATCCATGGGGGCGACTCCGTGGGTTCTGCGGGCAATTGATGCCCTTTTAAACCAATGAAAACTACGCAACGCAACCCGTACCGAATCAGCGCAACCGAAGCCCTCGAGAATGAAGGGTTTTCCGACACCCCGGAAAGCTTGGAGGCCTTCGCCCGTAACGCTATGTGGGACGCAACGTCGCCCGCCTGTTGTTCCGAAGGGTGCATTGTAGAACCCGACGGGACTTGTTCCCACGGATGCCCGTCCATTCTGATCGCTTTGGGCATGATTTAAACCACGAACCACACCCACACCATGGAAGCGATCAGAACCCGTTTTCTCGGGCCGACGGACACGAAGGGTGCCCGCATCAAAGCAAGTTGGAGTAAGGGAACCCTCACGATACCTTACCCTTACGAAAGCGATCGGCACCACGGGCACCAACAAGCGGCTCGCTTGCTTTTCTCCCGGGATTTCAGCCGGGACTTTGGGGACAATATCGTTTTCGCAACGGGTCACTTGCCCTGTGGAGACTATGTCCATGTCATGATATGAAACCCCTATTGCGTGTCTTGGGCTATTTAGCCCTGTGTTTGCTTTTCACCATGCTCCTCCTCCTTTCCGCGCTCGCCGGCAATTGACATAGAAGTCCCCACCAAAGCCCCAAGGAATCCCCTAGGGGCTCTTTCTTTGCCCCGATAGTACCGACACCACGCCCGCTTTTCCTTCCTAGTCTGGTCACTGGTCACTTCCGATTTAACACTAGACCTCCAGGTTGACCCCCCGGACATCCAATGTCCGACCCCGCTATTTACATAGAACTCCATGGTACGACACCCCATGTCCGACCCCGTTACATCCGCCCGCGCCCGCCGCGCCCGCGATCCGCGGTCCTAGGATCTCATGGTGCGGTATTCCGGATCTCCCATACGCCATACGGAATTCGGAATTCGGGAATCCAGAATCCGGAACCGGGGTACAGGAAATCTTCATGGTGCGGTATTTTCCCTCTTGACGCTGATGGAGATGGTGCGGTAGGTTGCGCCCATCGCCGCATGGTGCGGTGGTGCAACGAAAGGAATGCTATGAGTCCGATTGAGATATTGTGC